ACAATAATTCTGAAGGCGAGTCCTTCTTCTTCAAACTCACGATTCATTTCCTCGTAAGTTTCTGGTGTAATCTTAGTCACGCTGTCTCCAATCGTCAGGTTTATCTCTTTGGAACCAATCTTTAATATCTTCTGCACCATCAAATCCCGTTTTATAATTGGATGGGTCGGGATCACCTAGTCCCATCCTATTCATAAAATCATCAATACTGCCCTCTTCAATATCTTGAGCAGCATGGCGTCTTGCTTTGTTCAACCAATCTCTAGCAGTAGTGTGACGCTTAGCAAGTTTCTCTGCCCAGATCATATCTTCCAGAGGAACTTCTTCTTTATTTGCAATACAAGTACAGATAGACTCAAGACGAAGTCGGTAAGCAGTAGATAGCATATTAGTCTCTTAGTTTTAACTCTAGGTCTTCGAGTTTGTGATACTCGGCATGTGCTCGTTCCTGACGAACACACACAATATCCAGAATGTCCTTGACGATTACTTCATTATCAACATAATCATCCAAATACTTATCGATCGCCTCTTTCAAGTATCGATACCTATGCCATTCTGGACTATACGGTTTGTAAGCCATGATGTATTGGTGTTTTATAACCTGATCATACTACTATTTACCCCTATTGTCAACTCCACATTAGCGAAGTAAATCAATAGCTTTGGGTAAAATTTCATACTCTGCAAGTTGTATTCTTCTTGTAAGAGTCTTTACATCATCATCTTCAAGAATAGGAACTGCTTTCTGTATAATGATAGGTCCACTATCAAGTTCTTCACTTACAAAGTGAACCGTGCAACCAGTTTCACTATCATTTGCTTCCATTGCTTGTTCAATAGCATGGAGACCTTTATATTTTGGCAACAATGATGGATGAACATTGATAATCCTATCAGGAAAGGCATTTATCAATTTTGGTGATACAATTCTCATCCATCCTGCAAGAACTACAAGTTCAACACCCCAAGCTTGAAGTAAACTGATAATCTCAAACTCATTCTTAGATTTTAAGTGACAGTTTGGAATACCAAGTTTATCTGCTCTCTTATGAGCACCACACTTTGATTTGTTGTAGATCATAACTACAACTTCATCGCGTTTACAGGTTCTTACAATGTTCTCAAAGTTAGAACCATTTCCAGAACAAAGTACACCTATCCTCATTGGTGGGGATTATGTAAATGTGCAACATAGTCCATGATTTGACTACGAATTTCCATTAGTTCATAATAACAATGTTGATTGTGAGCACAAGAACGGAGATCACTATCTGGTTTGATGACAGACTCTAGGAACAATGCCTTTGCTCTGTACCACTTTTCACCCTTAGTTTCAACTTCTTGAACCGAGTTCTGATCTTTCATTTTTTCTTACGGCGCTTCTTACCAGCGGAAATTTGTTTCTTTATGTATGTAAGTGCAGAACTATAATTTCTTGCAGTATGCACTACTTTTCCGTTGTTAATAATCGCCAATTTTGCATCACTATTGCCAAATGGAACTGCTGCCCATTGACCATCTTTAGTGACATATCCATCAGGATCACCAACAACGGGACTCAGTAATTTTCGATTTTGAGGTTTATAGAATTTACGATAATCTTCAGGACTTTGACTCATAAGGATGTGCTGGTTTGAATTCACCTTCAGGGAAAGGTTGTGTCTTACTTAGATCCCTACGACCTTGGTTCTTGATGACAATAAAAGCATCTTTATTATACTTGCGTGTTCCTTTAGGTGACTGCCACTTCTTATTGTAGACTTCACCAACATCAATACCAGAGACTTGAGTGCCACCAATTTCAACAGTCACATCATCATAACAATCCCATTCAAGTTGTGAAATAATCTCTTGAAGTTGTTCTACAAGACCTTGATTGCAGACTGCCATTGCTTTACGCTTTGATGTAATTTCAGACATGGTTTCTTCTTTGATTTTCATTTCAATACCTCACATCAGAAGATAGAACTTCTGCACCAGGGTTTCGTGCAAGTGCAACGCTTTCAGCGTAATACGGATCGTCAGTATGAACGGTTTCCTTGATGATGTAACCGTTTTTTTGAAGTTTTACGATGCAGCGCATGGGTTTTTTGCTGATACAGTTATTATACCCGATTCAGGGTAGGAAGTACAGGGTTTGTGTCGGTTCAATCACTGGCATACTGATAGAGAAAACCATCATCCGTAGTGTAATGAACTTTCTTAACTCCTGCTTCTTTCAATGCGAGAGCGCAAACAGGACAAGGCTTTGCATTTCTTAGTTCTTCACCAGAATGTCCACCTAATCTTGCAACTACAATCGTGTCACATTCACTTCTACACTTTACAAGTGCAGCAATCTCTGCATGAAGATAAATCTTCTCAGGTCTTCCTACACGAACTGCAAATGATGCTTGCAGTGGATGTGATTTTGTTTCAAGATTAGTTGCTGAGACTACAACTTTACTTTTATTGAGAAGAATAGCACCAACCTGCTTCTTGGATGGTGATGATCTTGCGACCTGAAGGACATGCTCATAAATGTTATCAGACAGCATCAGCGGCGCACCACAGAAACAGCAGGTTCACCTTTGTAGAAGACAGTATTCACAACTGCCTGAACGCTCTTAGCAGTGCTGATGCCCACTTTATCGGCAACAGGTACACAAACCAACCCAAAGGTTTTCTCAGCGCCTCCCAGGCGGATTACACGCCCGATTGATTGGGAGATACCAATATAATCCATGTTACGCATGAAAAGAACTGCTTCCAATCCTTTGACATTCATACCTTCAGAAAGGATAGAATGATGCATCACAACAAATCTTTTGTTGTCACGACCCCAAGCGTTCAGCGTGTTGAAGAACTGCTCACGGGTAACTTTCTGCCCGTTGATGATTGCACCAGTTTTACTGGTGATATACATCCAGTTGTAACCACGCTGCTCCAGTTGCATCGTGAAGTCAGATTGAGTGGTAAGTTGCACAATCTGCTTAGTGGATCGTGCAGCAACCAGAATCTTATCCAGTGAATTGTCATCAATGGTATCCAGAAGATTCTGACTATCAGATTGCTTGAAATCACCCTGAGGGAGCTCCTTCACAACAACTTTAGGAGGAAGGATGTAACCTTGCTCAACCAGTTTAGGTGCAGGAACATTGCAGATCACCTGACCATAAACAGCACCATCATTCATCCCAGGTTTGAAGACGGTAACAGAGTGTTTAGGAGTAGCAGTGAAAAAATAGCAGCGATCAGCGTCAGAAGAAAAATGTTCAGTGGCAGGGAAGAAATTACGCTTGACAGAATTGTGCGCTTCATCAAAATAAATTGTATCAACATGAATACCTGACTCTTGAATACGATTCAGAGAGTTGTAGGTAGTAAAGATTAGTTGATTGCGATATGCTTGGCGATGCCAATTAGCAATCAATGCAGGTTTAGTGCTACTGAAGTGCTCAGTTTCACCACTGTGAACATGGTAAACAGCAGCATTAGTGATAACATCCAGAAACTCCTTACAGAGTTGTTCTGCCAGCAGAATACGAGGAGCAACCACAACAATAGTGGTAGATCCCTCACGATCAAACTGTTGCTTTGCATCAGTGATCATGGCAAGAGTTTTACCACCACCAGTAGGAATGATGACCTGACCCTTTTCATACTTCTGCATCGCTGCCAGAGCATCCTGCTGATGGGGGCGAAGTGTGATGGTCAAGTGTTTGTCCTGTTCAGTATGGAGTAATTATAGCAGAAAACCGCCCACGGGGGAACCCCATGGACGGTCTGTGAACTGGATGTCAGTTCTGGAGTGCTACCAGATCACCACGATCAAGGTCTACCAGATGTGGCAATCGATAACCGTAAGACAAGTAAGAACGAATCCGTGTAGCTTCATTCTTACCTAGAATCTTACCAAAGTTTTCAATGTAATCTTCAATCTCATCCATACGCTCACGAATCAGATGCAGAACACCAATCTCATCGTCTACATTGTTTGTATTCACATAGAAGTGAATAGTTGTAGAGATGCCGTTTGCAGCATCTTCAAAGAACTGTGGGAAAAAGTCACGATAAACATGAACTGGACCCATAGCACTTACGAGACGATCAACACTAGAACCACGAACATCAGCAGCAGTGCTTTGAATCTTGATTCCTTTCTTGGAGAAGAAACGAATACCCTCACCACGGGTAAAGTTTGCAAGGAAGGTTTTCTTCTCAGTTGCGTTGTAGATTGCCTTTACAAGGCGTTCTTGAGTATCGGGAGTCTCAAAATCTGCGTACTCTTGTACCCAGTTACGAACTTCAGTCTCAGTTACGCGAGCATCTTCACGCAAAGAGTTTTGTTCGATCACCCACAAAATACCCCGTGCTTTGTAGTCATCGAAGGCGGATGATGTGCCTTCAGGACGAGGTTGATACTTCAACCCAATCTCATTGATGACATCGTTCTTAGAGAATCCCAGTTTGGGGACTACTTTCAGAACGGGAACATAAGGAACTTGATGCTCATCGAACCAACGGAAACGGTGGTTTCCATTCACAGGTTCATCGTCATCTGCAAAGACAAAAGGAGGAAGTTTGTTGATATTCCAACCAGGAGTCAGGTTCTTGTCAACGATGTCATATACATCTTTGTCATTACCCCGAACACGACCCACATTTGCCTGTCCAAGTTTGCGAACAGTATCAACAGCGATAACTGTGCATGATACTACTTCACAAGTTTTGTATTCAAGTGTCTTGATAATCTCTTTATGATACATCTCAGCGAGTTCATAAAGGATGCCAGACTCTCTAAAGTCTTCCCAATCGATAAATCCAGAGGGAATCGTAATTTCATTAAAGATAGTCATTGTCTGCCTTTGGCATTGTGTAATGCGGTTGTTTGGCGATTCGCCCAACCACACATACAATATACACTGATTTTTCTATCCTGTCAACCCCCTGTGCCACTAGAAGAACTGTTCTAAGGATGCCTCACTAGGATCTGTATTGGGTTCTGGTGGTGTATAATCGTCAGGTCTTCTGATCTTACCTAGACCCTGCTCTAAACCCACTTCTTCATCGAAAGAGTAATCATACTCTAAAGCATCAGCACAAACATAGTGTGGATGATCTACAGGAACTCCAAGATTTGCACACAGTTCCTTATGATTATCTTCCATCATTTCTACAGCATATAACATATTGTTTAGAATATGATTTTCACTATGAAACTGTAGTAAACGATTCTTCATTCCAACTAGAAAGTTACCACAACCAGCAGAGTTATCAATAAATGTACTCTCTGGGTCTTTTAGTAATTCAATATCAATCTCATCAATCATCTGCTCAACAAGTTCCATCGGAGTGAAAACT